AGACCACAGTCTCAAACAGGAAGTTACGGCGAGTGTCTTGGAAATTAGGTTTGTTCACTAGAACAGGGTTCTCAACAGGAACCTCAATGCCAGTCGCATAACGGTAAGTGTTCAGAGGCATCTTAGAGATTGGTGTTGCGATGATCTGAATTGAACGATAAACCGCTGTAAGGGTTAGAGCTTGATTCTCGCCAACAGTGTAGTCGGAACGGGTAGGCCAAACTGGAGTAGTTGCACGCTGTTCACGGTCTCTACCCAAAAGCCTGTCAATTATGCTTGCCATTGGTCGAAACTTATACCACGCCTAAGACAAAGTCAAAACACTTGCAATTCAAAGTTCTGGTGTGTCGCACTAACATAAAGTGCCATAACAGTTGCCATCAAAGCGTCAATGTCTCCAAGAGAATCACGCCTCGAAATGAACCAAGTCTCACCAGCATATTTAGCAATCCCCTTAGGTGACTGCAACTGGAGCAATGGATCATTACGGTGTTTGACACTTCCAGCGGTGAACATCGCATAGACAGTCGAGCAAGCCGAACTAATCTCTTTAGTCCATAACTGCCAGACAGGCAACCCATCCATCTTCAGCCGTTTCGCCAAGTTAGGTAACTGACGGTCATCCATGACGATTCCCTGAATGTTTCCCCTGGCATACAAGTCACGGAGAGTTACATAAAGTTGCTGTTCAGTCGCACCAGCGAACCCTTGCACCAACTCAGTTTCATAACTGCCATCATCACACTTCCTCGCAGCTGCAATGGTCGCATACTCCCAATTCTTAGTTCTATCAACAGCAAGAATGACATTCTCTTGTTTAGTGATACCATCACCAGCACTCTTAGCAAAGATGTCACTCGGCAACCAAGACTGAGCTGTGCCCTGAATGAACTGGTTTAGGCGATAGCGTCTAGCCTCATGTTCAGGAATTGACCGGATGTCTGAGAGCACAGTATTGAGATCTAAACGCTTGGCGTCAATAGATGGATTGGCTCTCTTGAGAGCAGTAGGGTCATCAACCTGAGAACCCTCAGGTGCTTGCCAGCAGAAGAATCCAAAACGCTCTAACTCCTCGTCACCCTGAGCAGCTGCAGTTCCAAGTTTGTAAAGGTCTAACAGCGTCTCACTTGACTGGTCTCCAGCAGTAGTGATTCCAATGACCATGCCGTCTTTCTTTTGAGCGGTTCCTAAAACAGCTGCAGACCACATGCCTTTCTTGGCGAGGTGCAATTCATCGAATAGACAAAGAGACATCGGGATTCCCTGCAATGCAGATTCTTTAGCAGCTTTGACATCGTAACGACCGGAACCATCCAGAGTCGTAATGCCTCGTTGCTCAGTCGCTTTCTTGAACCGTTTCTTGAGATACTCATTGTTCTGAATGGTGAACAGCACTCGACTGTAAATGATTCGGGCTTGGTCAGTTGATGATGCCAAAGAGATCACATTCGCACCCTGCTGATGGAGCAACAGTCCATAGACACCGAGAATCGCACCCAACAAAGACTTACCATTCTGGCGACCCATAGACACCACCACTTGGCGATACCGAAGTTGTCCAGGATACTTAGGATGAGTTGGAGGATAACGCTCCAGCATATGCCTCAGCAACCACTTCTGCCACTCATCCAACTCGAGACCCTCAGGTTGCTCAGGTGACTTCCACGCTATACGAACTAACTCAATGAGCTTGTCACCATCAGTAAAGAATTGACCTCGAGACTTGGCTAACGGCTTAGTCCAAATTGCTGGCAGACGGACACCATCAACTAACTCACGGCTCATCGCTTTAGCAGAGCATCTAATGGATCAGCAGAATCCATGTCACCAATAGAACGCTTTAGTTCTAGGTAAGTCTTACGAAGTTCTGCAGCTGTGCTGGTATTCGCTTTAGCATCAAAGTCCTCGGCTAGTGCCAGACAGATTCGAGCAAGAATCTCCTGGTCTAATGTCAGCTTGATGTCAAGCAACCAACGTTCTAATGCAACCTTTACCATCTCAGTTCCTCTCCACTGGATAATTCAGCCATTCCGTCTTAATCCGAGAACTTGCGTGGGATGAAACGGCGACCATAGAAAAAACCCTACCACCCTCTGGAGGGCAATAGGGCCTATTCTGATGGCTCAATATTCAGGACTATTGCCATCTCTCATTCAGGAATGCAACCCTGACTAAGTTTGTGTCTCGCTTATAGCCGTTACATCTACGGCACATTGACTGGAGGTTGCTGATGTCATGGTTAGGTGGATCACTTGCAATCATGTGGTCGATAGTCCAGTCACTGCCATCCAGGTCTTTGCCACACCGTGCACAGATAGGTTCGAGGATGGTCTTGGCGTAAGCTCTAGCCTTTATCCATTCTTTACTGCTATGCCAATCAGCCATTACTCAATCTCACTAATCTGACGTTTGACAAACACCGGTAACTCTTTGATGGTTAGGTCATGCCAGTCTAGGTTAGCTTTGAGTGCTCGCCTAAGGTCGCGTCTAACATGGTCTTTGATGTCGTAGTCGAATGAACATTCCATGCTCTGACATCCACACCTCAGCACCTTATAGCAGATTGAGCATGTCCAAGTGTCAGCCATTAGTTAGTTTCCTGCCCTCAGCTGTTAGGACATTCTGATAGACCTTGATGACGTTGATGGTGTCTTGGACACCTTGGTTGTAACGCTCTTGTAGTTCATCAGGGTTCTCTATCTTGAGAGTGTGCAGTGTTGCCAGGACTGAGGTTAGTGTGAGGTTTGAGGCGACCCCTGCCATAGCTGCAAGTCCCTGTGGTTCTGTTTCGCTCATGCGAGTGTCTCCTCTTTTGTTAGTTTACTGATTGACCTAATTGCCTGTTGTAAAGCGTCCTCATAGCCAGCGTCGTAATCATCTTGTCTGTCCCCTGTTCTGAGGTCCTCGATAATGCTGTTGATTTTGGCTACGATTTCAGCTCGCTCCAGGTGTCTGTTTTGTTTGATGGTGTCTGTTAGTAGTGCACGGCTCATGACCAGTGGTTCTGAAACGTGTTCGCATCGACATGTAGTCATTTGGAGTGTTCCTCGCAATTCTCTAGGTTGGTGGTTTCGGTTGCGTTGTCCTGCCAGCAGGATTTCGGCGATGTAATAACTGCCCAAGTGATCCCAATAATCATGGCAACCGCTAGGACTATGTTCAGCAGGAATATGAACCATTCTGATTTAGTTAGATTCGCCATTAGGTTTATCCTTTGAACTCAAGAGGTCGATGATTCTTTCAACTGTGCCTCTACCTGATGAACCTTTACGGTGCAGCTCTAACTCAGTTTTGAGAATGCCGATTACTCGTTTAGCCTCTGCTTCACGTCCTAACATGAATGCTGTATTGGCGATGATGGCTGTCTTTTCAGCAACGGCTTTAGCCTGATTCTTGTTTAGATCATTAGTCATTTGCTAACCACACTCTCGCCTGACGACCGGACTTAGTTTTGGTTACTCCAACTACTCTGACGAGCTGTTTCATCCAGAGGTCTTTTCTCCTGGTGCGAATGCCTGATGGTGATGATGGTTGGATTACACCGAGTTTCATGCTTGCTTCATAAGCGTCTACAAGTTCCTCATCGGTCATTGGTGTGACCAGAATCTTTAGGATGGCCTCCTCAACTCTGGTGAGTTTGAAGTGATCTAGTGATGCAGCTGCAAGGTGTGATTCGATAGGGTCTGTTGTTCTAGCGTTTGTCATTAGCGTCTTGACCCTCTCATGTCTTTGATTAGTTCGAATGCCCATGATGCGACTACGGCTATGAGGATGAGTGTTCCGACTACAGGTTTCTCTTGAACCCAGTCGGCTAGTTGGATTACACCTAGGATGACGAATGTTCCTCCGAGGATTAGTTTGTTCATTGTTGCCTCTCTTGTAAGTGTTCCAGGTGGTTGGAACGTAACTATACTAATGCGAGCGCTGGCATTACACAAGAGTTAGACACACCGTGTTTTATAACTTTTTGATATCGCCCTCAAGAGGGTCAAAGATGGCTTGGAAACCTAAAGCGATGTCTGTATTGCTGAGAGATGAAGTTTCCTGCCTAGGAGCCTCTGATGACTTCTCAGAGTGTTTATGAGTTCGTCTCCAATTCTTGACTAGAGCAATAGCGTCTCGGTCATCAGTTTCAAATTCTGCTCCACAGCTGCAGACTTCCCGAATCATGGCTTCTCAGTGATCTCGATTTCAACACCAGCATAAGTTGAGTTTTCGGCATAAACCTTATGAGCGACCAGAGTAACTATTTGCCCATCATTGGCGAGGACTTCACTCTCCTGGAGAGCATCTCCAACAGCTCGAACTAACTTGTCTAAGTCTGGTGCTGAGTTCGGGTAACGTCGGCTGACTGATTTAGGTCTAGGC